ATACCCTGTAGACGCTCGATGTTCTCGGGAGAGATGTCCTCTACATCAATCTCGGCCGCATTGAGTTGCGTGAAACCGAACTGACCCGACAGATCCATCATATCGGACATCAGCGCGGCGGGTACGCTGCTCACCGCCTCAAAGACATCACCGTCGAGCTTGAACTTCAGCGTCTCGGCGGTACCTGTACCCGATCCTAGCTCGGGAATGTTGTCGTTCATCGAACCTCCTGCTCGAGTGCGGGTCGTAGATATGGTCTCGCCCGCTGATAACGTGTACCCAGCTCCACGAACCGCGCATAGTTAACATTTGAACCAACACGGATCGAAATTTGTCCTGTGCCGGTCTCACGCGGATTCGTAGTCTGAATGGAAGACCGTAGTCTACCCGTGTCGACTGAGCAGAGACGCTTCGCGGTTGATTGAACTCGCAAGCCCGTCGACACAAGCTTCGTGCCGATAGGCCCGTGCGTTCGTCGTAGGAGAGTGTCCATCAATGCGCGGTGAACAGTCACACTCATCGTCCTACCACCGAACAGTCGTGACAGGCGTTCATACCAATGACCACACGCAATATCGACCCGGCACAACCACCCTCAGGGCCCACGCTGGCGTGTTCATCGAGAATCCAGCGGTAGTTCCAATCCGCAACCTGACTGAATGACTCGGTGTCTTCAAGGCAGCACCGAACCGCCTCACGCACGACAAGCTGGTCAGCGAATATCGTCGATGCAGCAGTCTCGAGTGCCGTGCAGCTCGCTGGATGATCAAGGTCACCGACCGGTACACACCGCAGTACAGTCACCGAATAAGACACCACCTCATACGGTGCATCACACTTATTAGCAGCAGTGTCCGGTACCGGAAAGACACGAGACGCATACATCGACTCGAGGTTCACCGTGAGCTGCCCGCCATTCACGCCACCACAGCAGTTCACGAAGTCGATTTCATTCCCCGGAACGACACAACGTCGACCCGGGCAACCGGCGGCCGTTGATGCTAGCCCAACGCAGATGCAATCCAGCAACGCTCGTGCAACATCGAACGGACGAGTCTTCAGATTCACACTAACCTCCTAGTCATAATTCTAGCCTAAGGTATCTTTAACGATCGCACTCTCAAGATAAATCGTCGACACGTGCAGCCCAATACTTACACGTGATACACTCACAGTCGTTAAGGGTTGCACATTAGTGCTCGGCGTCGAGATGCCAATCTCACCAACCGTCGGCGACGTAGGCGTGATATGTCCAGCTACCGGAACGCTTGCATCTAAGTTGATCACACCAGCTTCAAGCACAATCGACACATTATGCGTAGACTGTATTAAAGCGTCGACCGCTGCTACACCAGTAATCATCGCTGTTGCGATGAAGTTACCTTGCATCGAGCGCGCAACCGCGGCTTGACCAGTGATGACCGCTGTTGCGTTGAGAGCATTCGAGGCGTCCGCAATGCGGACTACTGAACCAATGAGAGCAGCGGTTGCACTGCGAGTTCCAGTGATCATGCGAGTAGCAACAACATCACTCGTGATGATAGCCGTAGCTATCATAACACCTTGTGCTGAGCGAGTAACTGTCGCTGAACCCGTGATGATAGCAACAGCGTTGAGTGACCCGTCAGCTCCCGAGGCGCTCGATGTGGATGCCGATCCATTCACCGCTGCGGACGCCGTGATAGTACCTGCTGCGTTCGCTACTCTCGACGCCGCGCCCGTAGCCACCGCTGATGCTACGACGGCACCATCGACTTGACGTGCTACTGCAATTGTGCCGGACGTAGTGGCAACTGCAGTCACATCACCTTGAGCGGCACGCGTGACAGTTGCTGAGCCAGTTATGAGCGCGTTCGCTACGATGGTACCCTGAGCGGTCCCTGGTGTCGTCACGACTGCAGAACCGTCGATTACTGCAGCAGCGTTCAACGTGCCGGCTACAGGTACACTGCGAGTAACTGCGCCTGTCACAACTGCTGTGGCCGAGGTTATCCCATCAACCGATTTCGAGCTCGTCGCCGAACCTGTGATGACCGCCGCTGCCGATGCCGTACCTTGCGCGCCCGCTACCCTGGACGCTGCTCCTGTGAGCGTCGCTATGCCGCTCACAGATCCATTCACCGGCTTAGATGCAACACCTGTACCAGTGAGTACAGCGGACGCAGACACTGAGCCAGTAGTGGGTTGTGTGACGACACCTGCGCCTGTGATTGACGCAGCCGCATTCAAGTTGCCTGAAGCATCTCGCGGAACTGTCGCTGAACCGGTAATCACCGCAGCGGCATTGAGTGAACCCGTCACAGCACGTTCGACAGTCGCTGAGCCCGTGATCACTGCGGCAGCATTCACATTACCAGATGCCGTGGCTGTACGAGATGCCACACCGGTAATGACTGCACTCGCTGAGACTGTACCTATCACTGAACGTACGAGAGTCGCAGAACCCGAGATAGTTGCGACAGCCGTTGTTGTGCCAGCTACAGGGCGACTAACAGTGATCGACCCAGTTAGCGTCGCAGTGGAAGAACGAGTTCCATCCACCGAGTTCGACACTGATGATGGCCCGCGTAGTAGCGCCCCATTACGTAATGCAGAACCACCGCCGGGCTTACGTAGCTGGAATCTCGAAGCGGAGCCCGTCGACCCCACCGATACTGTACCGATGATGATCGCAGTGGCGACCATGACGCCGTCAATCTCAACGGGTGGCAATTCTCGTAAGCGAACAATGACCGCTGGTCCAGCACCGTTTGTGCCGACTGTATGCGTCGCAGTCCACGTAGGTGCTGCAGACGCTGTACCTGTCGCGCACAGTGCGCTATTCGTATTGCCCCCGCTATCGAGGCCAGTCGTGATCCGTGGGTTCTGGTTCCCCGCGGCGACGATCCCGGAGAACGTCGCGCTCGTAGCGATCAGAGCGGACGCGGACACGGTGCGGGCAAGATCCGTTGACCAGACGCCCCCCACGATGAGCAGGTCGCCGGCCGTGATCCCCGGGTTGGCGTCGAACGCCACCGACCACGTTGTGTTGGCTGTCGTGTCCACGCCCGACGAGAAGCCCGTGACAATGTCCATGGCCGGGTTCTTCGTGACCCGGATCATGCTGCCCCAGCACGAGTTGCCCGACCCAATAGTCACAGTTAAGTTTCCTGTAATTGTCCCAGGGAACTTAATGATGTACGCGGCCATCTGCATCGACCCGGTGTCGGTGCCAGCAGCCGTCGTACCATTCGTACGAGTCCCAAGTAGCGTCCACGGTACGCCGCTCGTGATCGGTGTTGTGATCGCCGCGTTGAACGGTTTCGTGCCGATCAACAGGACACCATAGTCGTTCGCCGCGATCGACGCCGGATACGGCACCTGCAGTAGCGTTGCTGATGCCGTTGCAGTCGACACCGTGGTAGAGGCAACGGCCAGAGCCATGTGGTCCGTTACCCCACTTTCATGTCAGAAGTTTACTCGGATAAAGGGAAACGTTTAGGTGATGAGCGGATCAACCGGCGGCGGCATCGCCGCGAGCGCAGCGGCGGTGTCTTTCTTCTTCCAATAGTTCACGGTCGTGTCTCGCACCCATTCACGCAACACGGCCTGAGCGTTCGCCGCGGAGATAGGCGACTTGTTGCCGGTGACACATAGCGCCTCAGTCACCCGTGCTACCTGACCCGGCGGGATAGTGATCGTGACATCAGGCATGCTTTCCTCTCAGAACCAGGGTCGGGGGGTAGGCACCCGAGCTGCCACATCAGTGATAGCGGGAGTGACGTTCGGTTGGTGAACATCCCAATAGCCGGTCGGAACCGCTAGGACGGTGCTGTCCGGGTTCGTGCGAGTCACGTTGCCGGCTTGGCGGACATAGCCCGGTGAACCTGACACGACCGTCGTGTCACAGTTGGCTGAGGTGCCCGAATACAGGGTTGTGATGGTCTGCGCCATGCCACAACCATCAAAGATCCATTCTCGGAAGTCGCAGATTGGATCACGAGGCCAATCCGAGTCGATGTCACCGGGCCACGCTGCCTGCTGGATCGGCTCAGTCCAGAACTGACCATCACCAATCGGCTTCGACGCTCTAGGACTCTTGACGAGGACATCGTGGAACTCGACGGGCGGTCGCCCTCGCGTCACGTTCTCGATTGTGCACCGAAACGCCACCTCGTCTGCCTGCTGATCAGTGTCGACATAGGGCGGTACCTGATTATCACCAGGCTTGATCTCAAGTGCAAGCCAATCCTGCTTAGGCGACTTGAAGACACGGAAGCGCAACCATTCCCCGTATTCCCAGGCCATGCCCATCGACACCGGTGAGTTTATATCGATGAACGCGTCAGGCGTCAGGACGTTGGTCGATCGGAACGTGCCACTAACCGAGTTGTCGTAACAGCCCCAGTTTACGACTGTGCGTTGATCGTCCGGCAAATCGTCATTGTCATACGCCTGAATACCAATATGACCTGCACCGACACTGATACCAGATGCATCTAGGAAATCGACCTGTTGAGCCCAGTAGTAAAGCAGGACATCACCCCAACCCTTAGAGTGGATTGGTGGACCCTGTACCGGACGGATGTCTATACCAATCTCGTCGACTGCGTCCCGTTTGCGAGCGCCGGGCACAGCGTAGATGGCCATTAAGCGGGAATCTCCACACCCACCCGGTGGATACCGAGGGTACGGGCTGTCGCGTTGATTGTACGTAGCGAAGCTGTCGCTCGCATGTAGGTCGTGGCCCCGGGAATCGACCCGGCACCCGTGACGTCAATCATAGGGCCTGAACCTGTGCCTGTTGTGAGATCGAACACCTGGCCGAACGGATAACCACCACCTGGCCGCACGAAGACGTAGAAGTCATACACATGGTTCTGCACCAGCGCCACGCCACTATCAAGAATGGCTTCCGTCGTCCCATTCTTCACAGTCATAAAGAAGTTGGTTTGGGTCTTACCGCCATTGACATTGACCCGTTGGAAGCCGTGCCGATGCCCGGCCGGATCATCCGCTCCGACACTGGTCGTGCCGGTCTGATCGGTGAGACCAAGGAAGATGCGGCTTCCGGTCGTAGCCGTTGTGTTGTTATATGAGGCGTCCTCGAAGGTGACCCTCGCGTGGTAGTAATAGCCGCACCAAGGTAAGACACTATCCCCACGAATCCATTGCAGGTTCGTGGAGAACACTGAGAAATCGGAGCCGGCTGTCGCCGCTGTCGAGTACTTGGTCCGAAAGCCCAGCACCGATGTCGGCGTCGGATGTGAGACGGTCGGGGTGGACGTGCCCGAACTGGTGCCAGCAGACCACGAGAACAGCATCGCGGTCGCCAACGTCGAGCCCGTGTTGGGTGTGGCCATCCACAGGTTCTCGGGGCCAGTGATCATTGACCCGAAGTACATCTCTCGGTCATACGACCTGACCGCCAGCACCGGCCTGTAGCCAAGCCACCGGGCATAGAACTTCACGTGATCATCTTCAGCAAAGGCGACGGGCTCTGAGAATTGAGCCTGTAACGCGATGGCGCCCGTGCCATCGTCGGGATAAAGCTCGAAGCCGCCCATCTGCGTGATCGGATCCGACCCGGTATCAAGATGGGTATCGGAGTGGTCGGTCGAAGCGTAGTTGCCTGAGTGTAGATGATTACCTTCAGCGGCCTTGCCCGCGATCGTCCCGAACTCGGGGGTGCGGTTCACGAGCTGGCGTTTGTCGACGATGTTCGCCGCGGTGATGCTCGTGACCGCCGGCGGTATATAGACGGCAGCGAGGACAGTGCGCGACGCCGGAATCGCTGGCGTTTCGGGTGCTGCCGCTGCCGTCCCGGCCACAATCGCCAGGACCGCGGACGTGTTAACCGTGACCAGATCGACGCGGGCTAGCGTGGCGTGCGCTGCACCCGGGGTCACAGTCGCCCCTACGACAGCCACGGGGGTTGTGGAGCCGACGTGAGCAACTCCCGAAGCAACCGCTACACCAAGCGTAACGCCCGAACTTGCAGGGGTGCATACACAACCTGATGTAATCCCATATGCATTCGCTGCCGCGCTGATGATCTCGAAATCGACGGCGTCCGGTTCTGCTTGACTGGGCCAAGTGGCCCCGCTGAAGTTCGGGATCGGCATGGTCGCCTCAGGCGGCTACGGGCGTAATCGCGAATGAGTGTGCCGTGAGCGTGAGCGTGTCACCCGTGTTCATGGTCTTCGGGACCGTGAGTGCAAACGAGTAGTAGAAGTTGCCAACCGTCAGCGCATCCCACACCGAAATGTAGCCAACAACTTCGCCATTGGTACCTGCCCATGAAGCCCACACCGGGAACGTGGCCACGATGGCCTTCACACCAGCTGCGGCTGCACCCCATGCAAGGACTACGCGAGTGGTGACGCTCGACGGGTTGCTGGTGCCAGCCGCGCCAGGGTCGCCGGTGTTGGTGTGCAACGCCGCGTACGTGTTCGCGGTCGCGGTGAACGTCGTACCAGACAAGACGTTCAAGACCTTGTTGATGAAGTTAACGGGGTGAAGACCTGTGGCCACAACCGCTCCTTACGATGATTGATGTGTTTCGAGTGCGGCCGCGACGTCGGGCGGCATACCAAATAGGTCAACAAGCTGGCTGGCCCATGAGATAACTTTCTCCTGGTCGACCTCACATACATCAGCCCATTTGCATGCGGACGGCATGGCAGCGGCATGCGCCTCGTAGAATTTGAAGGCGAGCGCTTCCGCGTATTGGCCGAGCGGTCCACGTTCAAGACCGATAGATCCGATGATTTCGCACTTATATTCGACACCATCTGTGCCGGTGAAGAACGTTGTACCAATCACATCACTCATCAAACGCCCCCTTGCTGGAGAGTTGAGTCCAATACGAATCGCCCCTTCACCCACGTACGTGTCTCACCACTATCCACTCGATCAAGTTCCCAGCGTCCATTGAAACTTGTCGCCCAAGCGGGCACAAGTAGTGGATTCGCTGTGTCTAGTTGTAAGACCACCGGTGTACCATTGGGTGGCGTGACAGTGAAGAGCGCGACAGGTTCACCCTGGCACTGACCTTCCCAGAGATAACCTATCCATGTACCCGACTCAAGTGCCAGTGGTACCGTGACCTCGATGGTGACGAGATCGCCAGGTTCAGCGAAGATGTTTACAGTGGGTGCGAGTAGGTCGAGCGTGCTCACGACTGCAACCTCGGAAGCGTCACATCAGGTGAATAGATCCGTGCACGGTCCTGGATCTTCCCTGGGTTATATGTCCTAATGAAGAGATCGGGAATTGTGAGACCAGTCAAGCCTTCAGTGTCGCGTGTCATCGTCACACCGCGGCGTGTCACCGACACCGTCTTGAAGGGCAGTGCACAGTCTTCCCCACACATCTGCTTCATGATCTCAACGCCGAGGATACCCACCGCAAGCTTCCCTAAGTCAGTGAGCTCCGGACCAAATGACGCTGTGATCGACCAAGCGCCAACTCCCCCCGTGACAGCCCAGCTCTGACAGATGGGCCACTCGGCGCCAATCCGTACAAGCCGCACACCATCGTAGAGCACCCAGGCATCTTCATTGAGTACGACGCCATCAACAGTGACATACACGATACGTGCGAACTCGGGCAGCAGGACTTCACTCGTGTTCGTACATGAACACGCGTTTGCGCCGCAAACACCACACGCGACGTTCAGCCACACACCATTGTAGAGACCTGGATGAGGCCAGCCGTTGTCCAGTGCTCGATCGTCGTACGACGCACACTCAGCACGGCACGGTCGCACCGTTACAGGGCAGTTGCCGAACTGTCTACCGGTCGCGCCCCAAAGGACCTCGGAGGCTGCTAAGAATGCCGCACCGGTGACCACGGGACTGTACCCGCAGATGTCCGTACACAGCATCGCCGGCCAGGGTGCGCATAGGTTCTCATACAAGAGCGCCCTCCCTGGCTTACGTAAGTGTTACTGCTCCACAGCCGGTCAAGGCGGGCAGAGCCTTAGTGACGATGTTGAACCCGTAGTGCGC